GGCTTGTAGAGCTTGTAAAGACGTTACATAATCTACTAATAGTTTTCTAACTAACTCTTCTTTACCATCATCTATAACTAACTTGATGGCTTGGCGATTTCCTGCTTTAGAAGGAATGTAAGTATTAAACTGTCCGCCAGCTCTTGCATTTAAATTAATTAATTCAAAAAGATAGTCTCCAGGTGACTTTATTTTAGATACTAGCCCCTCTTTAAACATCAATGTTCCAAATGTATTATTTGGATTAGATTGGATGTCTAATAATTTTTTAGGGCTTGCTAAATCTAACAGTTCAGTTACTAACGCATCTTTTTGCTTGTCTGTGGCATCTTTTGGTAATGGAGCAGCAGTAATCTGTCCTTTACGGTTGTTAAAGAATTCTGCACCACCACCCTGTATGCTTACTTTTTCTGGGTTGTATAACGCAGATATGGTAATTCTTTCAGGACCTACATAGGCTGCACTGTCTGTTGTTGCTGGAACTGCTCTGTCAGTAATACGGAATTTGTTTTTAGTTAACTGTTCTTCTATTTGACTTACCAGATTTGTTTCAACTGGAATACGCAATAGCATCTCTTCTGGGAAGATAACTGGAAATAAACTTTCATCAACAGCTTTACCATATAAGAGTTCTGCAACCGCATCAGCATTGCCAGTTTCCATGGCAATCTTCATTGGGTTTGTGTTTAATTCAGCTATCTTCTTTTTTTGTTCTTCTTTTTGAGCTTTTTCTTCTTCTTTGGCTTTCTTTTCTTCTTCTCTAGCCTTTTTTTCTTCTTCTTTAGCTTGTTTCTCTTCTTCCGTTGGTGCTACTTTTTTAGGTGTAGATGGTCCGCCAGTAATAGCTGGTCCACCAGTAGGCTTCTCTTCTTCTTTAGGCGCTTCTTCCTTGGCTTTTTTCTCAGCTTCTGCAGCAGCTTTTTGTTCTTCCTGACGAGCTTGGTTACGAAGTTTTCTTACTTCTGCAATAACTTTTTCCGCATCAGCAGCTTTTTGAACGCCAAAACGCATTTTCAATTGTTCTGGTGCTAACAATACATCTTCTGCTTGATTAACAATATTTACTAATTTATCAAATGGAATGTAGCGATCTAATGATTGATTAGCTAATACATCTGTTTCATTCTTTTTGCCATCATAAGATTCATTAACAACTTTGTTGTAATCATCTGATGCTCTTTGTTCGTATGATTGTCCAGAAGTAATTTCTGGAATAACGTCTTTCGGAGCTACTGGGGTTTCTGCAACTGTTTCTTCTGGGACTACAGTTGTTTTTTCTTCGGTAGGCGCTGTTAGTGCTGCGCCTCCAGTTGTAACAACAGCCTCTGGCTCAGTAATTATTTCTTCTGCTGATGGAGCTGCAGGCTCTTCTCTTGGATTGAGAACATCCAAAATTGAACCCATTGTTTTTATTGGATCTTCTGATGGCTCAACTTCTAAATCACGAGCCAACTTATTCAATTCAAGAATATCCATTTGACCTGTTTGCTCTGCATCAGCTGCTAACTGATCAAGACGCATTTCAACACGGGCTTTTAAATCAACGCCTGATGGACCACCAGTGGTTTCTATGGGTGCAGCTGGAGCTTCTGGAGTTTTAGGACTTACTAGATCAGTAATTTCCTTGGCAATCTCGGCTTCTCTTTCATCAAAAAACTGTAGATCGTACTCATTAGGAACGTTATTAGGGTCTGTTCTCCTACTGTCAATCATTTTCAGTTCGGCTTTAAGAACCTCTACCCTTTGGGCAGTTTCTGGGTCTAAGCCTACTGTAGATACCATGGCAGCTACTGGAGCCAACACGCTTGATGGAACCTGTGGTTCTAGTTCAACCTCTGGAGCAGCTGGTGGGGTAGGTGGAACAACAGGTGGAATACCTGCAACTGGGGCAGCTGGAGGTGCAGTAGGTGGAACAGGTGTTCCAGTGAGATCTGCAAATAGCTCATCAGGAGTGGGTTTGGGGGCATTTTTTGATTCTTCTGCTGTCTTAGCTACAAATCCACGGTATGCACCTGGACCAGCTCCGCCTATAGCACCTAGTACAAAGTTGGCAAAAGAATCTGCGCCAATTTCAGTAACAATTGTTTTGTTAATACCAAGATTTTTAGCTATACCTTCTAAGAACTCTTGTGTGCCTTCTTCTAATGCGCCACCAGTACCGCCAATAGCAATACGACCTAAACGGTTTTTAACTGGTCCAGTCATCAGCTTATCAAACTGACCAGTCATTAATTTTCCAGTAATTACGCTACCAAATGCCGATACAGAACCTTGGAGTTGAGCTGCATATTCAGCTGCTTTATCGGTAACTACTTTTCTTGCTTCTTCTATTGGAACGCCTTTTTTAAGCATTTCTGCAAAATAAGGGCTTGATTGTGCCAACTCTAAGTCAGACATCTTTCCAACCATCTGACGGGTATCTTGAACCGCTTCTCCAGCACCCATGCTGGCACCAACACCTGCTGTTGCTTTAGTTTGTAAAGAAGGGGATTTTTTAGTTAAAAGTGCAGTGGCTATAGTAGGCATCATTGAGCCTAATACTTCGCTACCTTGTAGTAGATAACCCATAACTGATGGGTCTTTACCTATGCTAATCTCTTCTAAACTAAGATTTTTTGCAGCTTTAAGCATGTCTCCAGTTGCTTGAGAGTCAGCAATACGAGCTTTTCCAACATCTGATCTGCTTTCTCTAATAGCATCTGATTTTTTCTGACCCCATTCAGATGCAGCTTCTACTCCTAGAATACTTGGTATTTTAGAAATTACACGATCTAAAGCTATTTCATTGTCTTTTTGGCGTTCTTGTTGTTTTTCAAAAGACTCGCCAGTAGCGTTTTTAATAAACGCTTTTGCTGTATTTGTAAAAAGCTGGGCTGGACCTTTTTTGACCAGCTCTTCAGCAAAGGTTATTGGACCCACTTTTTCAGGCACATCAATGCCTTGTTGTTCCAACACTTGGCGTGGAACATTTTTGACCATAGCCTCTGCACCAAGAGGCATACCACCTACAGTAGAAACTACTCCAGCATATGGACCTTTTAGGATATCAGCTAAACCAGTTCCTACGCCATATTCTTGGTATTTTGCAAAAGGATTAACTTCAGGGGTTGCTTTTTTGGCGGGTTCTTCCTTCGGTTGCTCCACATATTGGGCAAACGGGTTTATATCCTCTGGCTTAGTTGCCATAAAGCAATCCTTTAAATTGTGTGCAGTTACTTACCTAATATCTTACTTGCTGCACCTGGTCCAAATATTTGATCAAACTGTTGCGCTGCTACTTCTTTATCTGTTCTAGATTTTAACGCATTAATTGCTGCTGCGGTAGGTACTGAATAAGATTTTGGAGCATTTACTGGGGTTTTACCTCCAGCCGCAGGATTAACATCGGGTGTCAAAGCTGATGTTTTACCAATAGATTCCAAAAATTTTGGACCAAGAATAGCTTTAGCTTCTTGTTCAGCAGCTTTATTAAATGCCGATGGATCATCACGGTACATACGACTAAACTTATCTTTCTTAATCATACTAGTTTTAACGTCATCTAAAGTGTCTTTGTACAAGCTAATAGATTTCAAGTACAAGTTAGACTCTTTGCTGGCTGCTGTTGCTCCTGCATTAATCCGAGCATTTAGCATCCCAAGTTCTTTAGCATCCATTTGACCTAATGAAGTAGTCAAAGCATTTTGCAGTGCAACATCTCTGCCAAACTTAGAGGCTTCTCTCTTTTCAACTTGACCTAATAACGCTTTCTTCAAGTCTGTTTCATTTGCTTTACCTTTTGCGTAAGTTCCGAGTCCAACTTCACCAGCTTCGCCTAATTCAGAAAGGAAATTTCCACGTTTAAATGGATCGCTGCTTCCCCTCATCATTGCAAGTCCAGTATTAGTCAAAGCTGCATATGGATTTACACGAGTGCTTTCCGCTAACGAACTACGAATTTCTTCTTCTGACTTTTTAGATTCTTTAAATGGATCTTGGTCTTCAAACAAACGCTTAAACATTGCGCTTTCTCTGTCTTGCAGCATTTTTCTGCGTTCTGCAGTGTCATCAGATAATCTTGGATCTTTAAGATTAACTACGTTTCCAGTAGCAAAAGCAACAATACCACCACCTGCACCAGCTGGCATCTGTTCTGGAACCATATCACCAGTACCAATAGAAGCAATACCTGAACGTCCTAGGGCTGGAGCCATAATCTGTTCTGTCTCAGGGTTCATAGCCATTCTTTGGTGCAACCTAAGTATTTTTTCAATCTCCATTGCCAACATAGGATCAATGGATGGGTTTTTTAACATTTCTGTTAATTGTTCATCTGACATCGTAGAGATATCACCACCTTCTGCATACGTTAAACCGCCTTCTTTGTATGCTTTGGCAGCCATTAAACCACCCTCTTTGGCTCCTGGTTTAAATCCACCAGACATACCATAAATTCCTAAGCCAGTCATACCCAAACCACCTATTTGGGATAAGGCACTTGGTTGAGCTTGATACGATTGAGTTGTTGCTGATTGCAAAGGCAGACCACGCAACATGTTAGACATAAAGCCCAATTGCATTTGTGGATACTGTTGCTGTGTAGCGTAGTCTTGAATGGCTTGATTAATTTTGTTTTGCTCAAGATTTTGTTGTTGTCCGCCCATTGCTGACATTTGATTTTGACGGGCAATATCATTTGCTTGTTGGGTAGCACCTAGTTGACCTAATTGCGCTCCTGCGCCCATAGCTTGCCCAAGACCCTGCATACCTAAATTAGCACCATATTGCTGTGACTGCATGGCTTTGTCGTAAGCTGATTGTGAGCCTTGGGTTTGGATATTAGATAGATTGGTTAATAAGTTGCGTTCCCGTTCAGTATTGGCAAGAAGCTGTCTAGCACCACCATAAGTACCTTGACGAGCTGCCCCTAAGTTTTGAGCTTGTTGTGCCATCTGTGCTTCACGAATTGCCGAGGCTTTAGCAAAATCAGTTACATTTTGCTGATAAGGCGACATATAAGACTGCGTTGTATTTGATGCATCAAATACGGGATTACCAGTTGCATCTAGCATTGGCTTACCAGCACTATCCACTCTTTGTTTATTTGTTACATTTTGCGTGTATTGATTTCCAGCCTGAAGCGATCTCAGGCCAGCTGCGCCTGTTAATCCACTGCCTAAAGCAAACTGACCTGGTTGCTGCATTGCACCAGCATCAAACTGAGCCTGTTGCTGAAGTGGGGAAAATCCAGCAAAGTAATCGTTAACATTCCCGCTATATGGTGTATATGGCGTAAGACCAGTAAGGTCATATCCACCCTCTGGAGTTTTTTTACCATTGAACAACTGCTGTTGAGTTGCCTCAAACATGTTTGTTACATACGGCTTCGCATACTCAGGGATATTTGAGGTTACCGTAGTGTTTTGTTGTGGACCAGGAGATCCGCCGCCTTTACCCATATCTGCTCCTTATACTGGCAACTCAAAAGTTACCCAATGTTGTTTATACCCATCAGTACTAAATATCTTAGCCCAGCCAGCTCTGGCTGTAGCCTCAATTCCATCACACCCCATGTCTTTTGCAAATTTTTGCAACAAACTTAACATGGGTGTTTTCCATTTTTTTAAATCATGCCCACCACAAAACGCCATACATAAGACTTTACGCTTAGGGTAGCTAACTATGTTAGTTACTACTGCACCTTTTATACCCGTTGCATCAAAAGCAACCCATAATTGGTAATCATGTTCTACTACTGAATCATAAATATCGTCACTTGTATACCTACCATAAGTATACTTTGCTGCTCTTTCCATAAAAGGCTCTATTTTTGCCCAGCAGGTATCAATAAACTGCGTTGGAACTAAAGAAACCTCAATCATTTAATATTATTACTTCCCTCTTTTGTGTTTTTTACGGTTTATAGACATTAAGCCACCAGCCCGATCACCAGAAGGAGAATACGAATCAGGAGCGACAGGAGCCGCCTCAACAACGGGGGTTGCAGGTTTTGAAGCATCAGGAATTGAAGATTTTAAAGTTAAATTATTTTGTGGTGGTGGTATATATCTATACGGCTCAGATACAAAATTAGCTGGGTTAACAAAATTAGCTGGTGGTGGTCCATATTGGTCCATCATATTTTTGTACAAAAACTGTAAACCTTCATCTGAATAAGGGTCCTGCACAGAAGGTGGCATGTTAGCAATACCACGAGTAGTTGGCGTATACGCTACCCTGTATGGGTTATCCCTATTTAGGGTATTTACTAAGTCAGTACGTTTTTGAATTAAATTTTCTGGAGTTAACAAATTTGATGTGCGGTCACGAGTATCAACACCATTATAATTATCATAATTAAACGGCACTGTTAAACCTGCTTTTTGATACGCATCGGTTAGAACTCTATTGCTTTGGTAATAACCAGGATCTTGTGCTGACAATACTTTTTGGCGCCCCACTGCTTCTGCTTGTGCATCTGCTAAAGTTTTGGCTTCGCCTATCTGTTGACCATAAATAGCATCAATAACAACTTGTCCTTTTGGATTTGCAAGTGCTGCTCTTATTTCTGCTGGGGTCTTTGCAGTCTTTAAACTAGATGTTAAATTGTTAAATTCTGATGCAGTAAGCGTCCCATTATCACGAGCAGTATTAATAGCTGCCTGTATGTGCGGCATATTTAATATGTCTTTTCCTGGAGTGGTTGCATAAGCATCTTTTCCAGAATTAGCGGTGTAAACGCCATTTATAAAGTTACTTACAACTGCTTGTTGCGTTACAGGAGTTGTGAATTGAGCTTTTCTACCACCTATCATTGACACATTTTGTGCATCAGGAGCTATATCGTAAATGCTTTGGTTGGAATAGTAACCAGCATAAGGATCAGACTCTAATGAATTTAATTGCATATTAGTAAAAGGTTGAGTAATACCCCGTGTAGTTTGTTCTGGTGCTGCTGCTGCTTTAATACTGTCTATCAACTGTTGATTGTTCAGTCCTTGGTCTTGTGCTACAGACATCCAATACTGAAGACCTGCTGGCTCTGGGTTTCTACCCAATGCTTGTCTATACGCAGAAGCAGCTGATTGAACGTCCATTTGCTGACCTTCTAGGGATTGAGCAATAGAATTTTTTATATCTGCTAGGCTAGTGCCATTAGCTAAGGCATTAGAATAAAAAGCAGCGCCTCCAGCGTCTGGTGCACGACCCAATTGTTCTTGATATATTTGAGCAATTACAGGATCAATAGTGCCACCGTCAGCATATCCAACCGTGCCACCATTAACACCACCACCCATTGCAAAATTTTGTGTGTAGCGAACACCGCCAGATTTACTGCGACCCATAGGGTCTTGCTCATAATAAGCAGATAAATTAGAATCTTTATCAAGTTGACGGCTTACTCCCCCGCCTATTCTACGCACGGCATCAGTTGCATTTTTATCGTATGGGCTACGGTATAGATTAGCCATAGCGTTGATTCTAGTTTTAGGATCAATTTGACTACCAATAGAGGCTATACCACCATATGATCCTGTTGTTGGATCAAAAGTAGTTGGTGTAACATTAAAATCTCTAGGCTGACCACCATAAGATTTAGACATTCTGTCACCGTACTGAGAGCCTTCAATCATGCCCTGTAAAGGAGGAGACATAGAGGCGGCATAATTAGGCATATTCTTCATCAAAAATTTTTGATCGTCCATAGAATCCATAGCCATACGCAAATCTTCTGTAGAAGAATGTTTTAAATTTTTCATTATATTTTTGCGCATTTTTTCTTCATCATCTGAAGTAGCATCTCCACCTTTAGAATACCCAGCTATACCGCCAGATGCTTTTTTAACAGGCAAATACTTATCAACATTAATTTCTGGGGCTTGCTTTTTTTTACCAGTGCGAGCTTGGCGAATATTGTCCATCATGCTATACAAACGTTTTGCACCAGCATCGGTAGATCCGTTGCCTAAATGCGACACTACATCAGCAGGAACTACAAACTCCCCATCGGCTAACCGAGCAGGTTGTTTACCACCAATAACACCAGGAATGGAGTCAGACATCCCATCGCCAGGACCTTTTAACATTCTGCCACCATCAGAATAGCCGCCTAAGCTGGTCATGCCTCCATTAGCCATGTTAAAACCACCTGCAGCCATACCAACATTGTCCGAACCAGTTTCATCATCAAATGAATGAGGAACATTAGAATTCATAATGCCACCTACCGCTGCGTAAGTAGGTCTGTAGTATGGGCTAGGTTGTGACGCTCTAGAAGGCTGATAGTCAGAGCTTATTTTGTAACCTTTTAAACGTTTATCATATTCGTCTTCTTTATAACCACCACCAGCGGGTGAACGGTTTTTTGAACCCAATAACTGTAAAGCTGTTGTTCCAGCTAAACCATAACCAAGCATTTTTGCTCCACTTAAGCCAGCAGTAGTACCAGCTCCAGTAGTACCTAAAGTTCCTGCTACGCTTGGAAGAGAGGACGCAGTTAATCCGCCAATTCCAGTAGCAACAGGAGCGCCTACAGCAGAAGGTGCTAATTGCAATGCGGAATTAGCGCCCATAGAACCACCAGCTCCAGATGTTGCAGATAAACCAGCTCCACCACCGCCACCGCCACCAACACCAGCAGCAACAGGAGCAGTAGCAGGAGCACCAAAGAATGGTCCAGCCATAGCTGCTTGAGTAGCGGCACTACCAGCACCCATAGAACCAATGCCATATGCGCCACCGCCACCAATAGCAGCACCAGTTAACATACTGTTTAATATATTGCCATCGCCAGTAATAGCGCTATAACCACCGCCTACTCCAGCACCAATAAGTGCGCCACCGCCAACAACAGCAGCGGTGCCTTCTAAACCAACTGTTGTTCCTACCAGTAGAGCTACGTCAACGAATGCCATATTAGTTTCCTTCCTCTAATAGATTCTTAGAGTTATCTACAAACATATTTTCTAATTTTTTAATATCTGTCTCATCCGTTGAATAGATATTTTGAAATATTACTGTCTCAATAATGTAAGCTACCTTACGACCAGGCTTTGCCATAAAAGTCATAGGGGCTATTAGCTCATATCTTGAGCCATCTGGATTCACAATAATCATGCGTCCAGACATCATATTACACAGGTGTTCTACTTTGTGATGTTTGCCAACAATTACTGAGCCAGCTGGCATGGTAATTTCTTTAATATACAGACCTGGACCAAAATGGTGTTTTTCTTCGCACTTGATCTGCTGGATATCTTTACTGGTACCAAGCAAAACTCCTACCTTCTTTTCTAGAAAGCTAGATATCTTTGTTTTAGATACAGTTAAATTCATATTGTTGCCTTGAATTTGTACTTAGGGTTATTTGATTCTTCTATTCTTGCGCCTAATTTTTGAAATATTTGGGCAGTAATTGGCGCTGGAATTGTGTCATAAACCGTATTAATGCCTTTATCTTTTAAATACTTATAGAAATAGCGCATGTCATTTGCCAGATCTCTTATTGTTCCAACGGTAAAAAAATGAACTTGAGCTGTTCCTTGACCAAGGTTTTTTATACCCATTACCGAACTTTCAAATGGGACAAGTTGCAATCCATTAGCAATCTCTTTTTTAACCCCAGCTAACGATTGTTCTACTGGTAAGCCTTTATTTTTAAAGTAATTAGCAATTACTTTCATTATTTGAATTTGTTCAATTTGACTGTTTGCATCTGCTAGGCCGCCCTTTGCCATAGCTTGAGCTGCTGGCATAGGAACTCCCTGTGGAGCATCCGTTGCTTTAGCAAGACTTTGTGCCTGATATGTTGATGTATCAATTAGACTGTCAAAGAAGCTCATAAATGCCTTGTAAAATAATTTATCATATTATGGTAACCGTTACTGTCCCCACACTAGCTGTGGCTGACACTCCGTATAAATAAGAAATATAGGGTACAACAATCTTTAAATTTTCGCCAACTTGAAATACAGTACCGTTTGGCAAATTGTACCCTGATGTGGGTAATTTTAATAGACTGATACCGTCTGCTTGCAAGGGTACAGTTGAGTCTAATTGCGTAAAATAAAGCCTTAAAACCCCAATAAGCTGGGAAAACTGCTGTTGATCGTACTCGAATGGCGCAAGCGGAAGCGCTGGAGCACGGAACTTTTGCATTCCCATTATCTGTGCCCATCTGGTCTGCCGTCTACCCTAGGGCTACCTAATTGCCATTGAACCCCTAATTCTGTAGATTCAATTTCAATTGCCATCTGCCGTGCCCTAGTTCTCATAAAGATTTGATCTGTATAAACATCTACAGAAGTCTGGATAACTCGTTCAGAGTCTATATTGGAATAAGCGCTGCCAGGAAAGTTGCGGGGTTTTATGTACATGGTAACCGCAGGTAAAGTAGCGGTTGAACCATCAAAACTAAGGTCAGGGATAATCCGTTTAGATAGCATAAATTGTTCTCCGTCTCCTAAATCAGAATCTGAAGAAGCTATATAAGACACCATTGGCAAAACATTATCATCCACGCCTTGTTCATGATTGTAAATAACGCTAGAGGCGGTTATGCTGGTCTGCACAACTAATTGAGAAATATTAATAGTGTAAGTACCTACTCCACCTATGCCTGTACCCAAAGCAGTAATTATAGTACCCGTAGCAACTCCCGTGCCGCTAATAACACTTCCCACCTGCAAAATGCCAGCCTCAACAGCTGTAACCGTTAAAGTTGTACCTGTAATAGATCCAGTTACATAAGTTCCTGTTAGTGCTTGAGGATATGGTCTAAGTGAAGAGTCAGACCATGCGGTGCGGTCAATTTTGCCGTAGTACCATATTTTTTCTAGATGATTAAATATGACATAAGCATTATTGATGTTACTGTCTGCTGTTGGATAGAACCACCAAACCTCATTCCAACCTTCATTAGTGCCAGAAATAATTTGGTCAGCCTGATCGTAGTTTAAATTTCCAAATACATGATTTCTAAGGCTGCAGGGCAAAGTTTCAACTCGTCCACTATAAGCATAAAACTTATCATGTCCGAACCAATATGCTACGTTATTAACACCAACTACCGAGCGTGGGCTAAGAATAGAGATGTTGTCAGAAAGTTCTGTTAAACCAAATACATCGGCTGTCCCCAAAAACTGCAATGAATTTAACGTGCCATCTGTAAATACAAGGATTTCTTGGCGGGTTGCAAGAGCACAAACAATTTCAGAACCACGGGAAACTCGCAAAAATCCTGCTGAATTAGTGACTAGCGGTGTCCAAACATTAGGCTGATCTTGCGTAGCCCAACGAATTAATAAAGGATCTGATGCCCCGCCACCATAAGGGGTGCAGCCAAAAGCTAATAAATGTTTGTCGTTTTGAGACACCAAAACTTGCATAGCTTGAGTAGGTACATCTGAAGGGGCTACCCCGCTAATGGTTGTGGTTGCTAAAGGCGTAGCTGGAGTTGCTAACCCATCTATATATTTCCAATAATAAATAGCACCTTTGCGAATATTGGCTACCATGTCATTATCAAAGTTTTGTATAAACCAATCTCGCTGAGAAACAAACACAGGGGCAGATGCGCCAGAACCCCATGAACCACGACCCCATGAACCTGCTCCCCATCCATAACCTGCAACTGCAATATCATTTCCTACATTAATTTGAAATTTGGCTGTAGTATTTGTTCCACCGCCAGTAGTCGAAGATGTGGCTGCCGTAGCAACGGTAATCTTAAAAGAGTTTGCATCTACATAGGTAATAATAAATTCAGTATTAAGGTTTGGTGCTGTAATACCACCAACTGCCACCGCACCAGAAAAAGTTACATAATCTCCGTCTATTGCCCCATGAGATGTAATAGCAACTGTAATGGTTTTAGACCCATTGACTGTGGTAAAACAATTATTAGTAGCTGGGCTAGTACTTGTTTGGCGTATTGGTGTAATGTCGTATAAGGTTTGTCCTGCATCAATATAAAGTTTTTTATTTGTGCCTAGGGCTAGATAATTATCTCCAGCGGTAGTAATCCAGTTAAATACTTGTCGACAAATTCCTACAACGGTAAATGTCCCATAACGCAACCAACCGCCTATTTTTTGTGGAAAGCCAGAACGAAAACGTATTTTGTCGCACTCATACCAACCGCCCTCGTTAGAGTAGTTGGTTTGATCCCTGTTTAAACCTGGACGATATTGTAGTTTTTGTAGTGGCATACGGGTTTACCCTAAGCGTAGACGCGTGTTCCTGATTTATCAATGATAAGCGCTTGGCGGCGTGGTGTCATGTCTTTTGTGTTGGGTACGCTGATATGCGTCCACCTGTCAAACTCACGGATAATTTGATCGTATCCAAGGCCAGAAGCAATCACTGCTTTAACTACCTCGTCTGGCGTCATATCGGGCACACGAATATCTGCCGCACAACCAATACGGTGCTGGCTAGTATCTTTAGAACCCACAGCATCATTGACTTGTTTTGATCTAAAGGCGCTGTTAACCATAATTGGTTTGCCGCCAAGAACGCTCTTGACGTCTTCTAAAAGCCCAGCCAAACGAATAAGGTTAGCGGTTTCTGCGGAATTGGGGGTGTTGTCAAACTCACGGTGATCCGTGTGAGTTAACTCTTCAAGAGTAAAGTGTACTGATAGTTGTGTCATTTTATTGGTGTACTGTTATGAATCATTTGGTCTTTGGCTTGACTACTTGCAGAGCTACCAAAATAGAAAGCAATAATTCCTGTCCAGGCTGTACCTAAAGAGCCTAGCATTAACATTAGGGCATCGGAAGTCATAATCTTGCCAGACATCAACCCGATCAAAATGCTAAAGAACCCAACAGTTACCAAGATAGATAACACTGGTGGAACTATTGATTTAGTTTCTTTTTGTAAGTCACGGGCAGACGCACGATCTTGAACGGCTAACTGTTCAAAATTTAAACCTAGTTGTTGTGCATGATCTTTTAATTCAATTTCTGCCTGTTTCAAACTAGCGATTTGGTCAGCGTTTAATTTACCGCTGTCAATAACATCTTGGACTTTATTTTCATCAACTCCCAATACTTTAGAAATTGCTGTGACAGCAAGACCCGCAAGAGGGCCACCCAAGCAAGTAGCGATAGTAGGTGCAATTTGTTTAAGCCAATCCATATTATTTACCCTTTATAGCCCCAAGTTAAATACCACGCAATTAATGCTGCAAGTGCAAAACAATACAATTGAACCCTTCTAACCGCCTTAATATCATGCTGGTATTCTTCGTTGTCTTTTCTTTGAAGGTTTTCAATATCTAGTTTAATTTTAAGCACCGCTTCCCATTCCTTAGCGCCATACTTCCTGACAAAATCAATTTTTAATTTTGCCTCCTCATCGGAGATTTGCTTCTTATGCTTCCATGCTTCAAGCGCTTTAATCAGCGCTATTTCTTTTCTTGCTTCTGCTTCCCGTCTTTCCCGTAGTCTGTCTTGGGCTTTTTTCTGGGCTACCTCTAAACCATCTTGCTGTATGCCTTCAATGCTTTTGGATAGACCTTTTGAGGCTTCTCGACTTGCATCAAGACTCCCACTAAGAGTTTTCACTCCTTCGGATAAACCAAATGGATCGGGCATAAAGTTTCACTTACATTACTCCGCCACCAGCGGCAGGTACGGATGTCGCATGGATAGATATATGTTGCTTTAAGTTTAAAGGAGCATTGCAGTCTGAGCAGACATCGGCTTGTAACTCGGCTATATCTAAGTCGTAGCCACAAGCCGAACACACCACTTCTATTTCGTGGTGCGGCTCAATTAGTCCACCTTCTAGTGTTCTAGCTTCTACAGTTTGTCTCATGTAGTGCTCCATACCTCTGCTGGTTCTGTAGGAAATACTGAGTCAAATTGAGGATTAAGAACAATAGCTCTAACGGCAGAGCGATATTCTAAAAATGCTTGGCGGTTAGTCAAATAAGGGTTTGACTCTGCGGGGTCTGCCACACTAGCAATTGCTGTCCAATCAGTATCAGATAAAATCTGTTTGCCTTTAGCTTTATTATCTGCGGCTAGTTCTGCGTTCTTTGCAGCAATCTGCTCTGCGTCCATATCCTCAACAATAAACGATGTGTACCATTGCCCGTCTTGTAGAATCACTGGACCAGAAATGACGTATTGATAAGTACCACATAAAGGGTATGGACCGTCTAATACCACATCTGCACCAAACTCATTAATAGTTTCTGTAGGAACAGGATTTGGAAAAGAAGTTTCTGGGAAGGTTTGTTCCCATTGTGGAAGGTACATTACAGCACCAGTATCACGAACTCGAACTAACATAATTTATCCTTTTTTATATTAGGCTATAGCCAGAAAAATGTAGCTGGCAGCATTTGTATTAATAGCAGAAAGTATTGAAGCATTAACTGAAAATCCACCAGCAGTTGATGTTACAGAGCCTAAAGTAGCTGATTGCGCTGCTGAAGAATTTGTAAGTAAATAAGGGTCTGTAAGCGTAGTCATACCTCTAGCAGTATCGTAAACATACCAATCCCCAGTAGAATCTGTGCGCTTAATTAATACAAATCTAGCCCCACCAGTAAATCCGCAAGCAATAGCTTGTGTAGAGCCGTTGCCTGTATATGAGCCAACTTTGCTTACACCAGCGCAGGTTGCGAATAGGTAGGCAACGTATGTGCTACCAGAATTATTTGCTCCAACATATGAGCCAAGTGTAAAGTTAGTTGTCGTAGGAGTTGTGTCATTCCACATATTAGCATAAATAGCTGATGCATTTGTATTATTTAACATCAGGTAATTTGTTGCTCCAATTGGTTGGGCATATACCCACCAAGCTGGATTCCCACCGCCTGACCTAGTTTTCATAATCATCAACTCTGGCACAACACCCAGATTATGCGTTTGCGTTGTGACGCTTCCCGTACCCGTATAGCAAACCACATCAAAAAATCCTGGTCTGCGAGAAAAAGAGTAATAAACAATAGGTTGACCACTTACATTTGTACCATATCCACTTGCATCGTCACCTAAATAATAACCATTTTGAACATCAAAACCAGTTACAGTTGCAGAAGTGTTATTTTCGGTTTGGGTGTTATCGGTATATAAAAGTTTTAATTTACCTCTAAGCCTATCAAAAAGCATAAAAGAATAACCAGTAGTATTATTTGTTTGCCTAATCCAAGTAAAATCTACTGGCAACGTTGATGTAGTAATTGTTGCATTAGCACCAGTACCTGTTCTAGTGGCTGGACTAAATACAGTAGTAGCATCTGTAGGCACTTTCATTGGTCTACGGATTGCTACATATGCAAATGTATTACTAGGTGTAAATATTCCTGGAGTTGGTGTACTAAACCCTGTAGCTGTAGGAGATAAATAACTTGGATTATTATTTAAAGTACGATCTCCTCCAGAATCATTGGGAGATAAATCAACAAGTTGAGTTTGACTCCAACCACGCATTACATCTTGTATTCTCCAGCCGTCACCACCAGATACGTTTTTAACCAAAAGCCATTGTGGTTCATAACCCAAATTAACAGGGCTTATTCCACCACTACTATCTGAATTAAAACTACCACAACTAATTACATTATCTGTTCCTGTTGTACCAAAGCCACCAGCGTTATGGGCGAATAGGTAGGCTACAAAAGTTCCACCACTAGCATTTACATCTGAATAATTTCCAATAGTAAAATTTGTAGAAGTTGGAGAAATCCAAGCTGGAGCAGATAGTGGTGCAGTAGTATTGTTAAGCAAAAGATAATTATCATTTGGGCTTGATACTGATCTATGATAAGTAACCCAGCCTACTATACTAGCAGTATCTGTGCGCTTAATAATAACCATTCCTGGAGTTGATCCAAGAGCATGATTAATAGCTTGTGTTCCGCCATTACCAGTATAAGTAACTACATCAAAGAACTTAGGTTGTTTACGAAATGTCCAAGAGCAATAAGTATCACCAGATAAATTTACTGTGTTTGAACTATCGTTGCCAAGAGTAAAACCAGATGAAGTAAACCCATTTAATGTATTTGTATATGAGCTTTGTCCACCTGTTGTATTTGAACTAAGACCATTTAAAGCGCCTCTTATTGTATCGTAAAGTCCATGATTAACTGCACGACCCCTATTTTTAATCCAAGTAAGCCCGCCCTTGCCAGATAAATCTATGCCATTATTAATAGTTTGAATTACCGCACTGCCACCACCGCCAGAACCATTGCCTGTATATAAATAGGTACTAAACACATCTTCTACATAATTAAATGCAGTAGCTTGACTTCCTGTTTTACTAGCAGCGCTAAACATTAGTAGTTCAATCCAAAAGAGTTGCCGTAGGTATTTGTGCCATCTTGGAAAAAAGTAAAGATGTCATATTTACCGCTTGCTGATGATGCTGTAGGAGTTGTGCCGCTGGGCCATTTAATCGTAGAACCACCAGCCCAAGTAACTGTATAAGCGCCTGAGTAAGTAACAATAATTACAAAAGACTTACCAGCTACTGAGCTAGGCAATGTAATTGTTCCGTTTCCGTTAAGACTTAGTTCTTGTACTGTGCCGTTTGCTAGGCTAATAGTAAAACTAGAGCCAGCAGCAGGAGCATATAGAGTTTCTGTGTAATTTGTGACTACTGGAGTATTAAGCGCTGCGCCTGTAGCTAACGCAACTACCGTACCTGTTCCGCTAGTGGTATAACTTGTTCCCCATGCTGAACCTGTAGAGTTAGCAATACCAGCACCAGGATATACTTGTGCCGTTGGAGTTGTACTTGCCCAAGTTGTGCCATTAGAAGTTAATACATTACCTGTAGTGCCTGGTGCTACAAATGAAGGTGCGCTAGTGCCGTTACCAAGAATTACGTTATTAGCTGTTAGAGTAGTTAAACTTGTACCGCCAGAAGCTACTGGCAAAGCTGAACCTAAAGTTAATGAGCTGAGGTATGTGGTGGCATCTACTACGTTAGTCCCGTTATTAAAGACAAACATAGACTTACCAGCAGCAACGGAGATTCCTGTGCCTGTCGTATTTTTAACAGTAACAGCATCAGCTAAACCATTGTTTACTAAGTATAATTTTTCAATCTGGCAGCCTGAGCCAAGGATTAAGTTCCTTGCACCACCAGAAGTGCCTGTAAGGTTTAAACGTAGGTTACGAGCAGTTTGAGCCGCATTACTATCTGTTAGGGTGATTGTAACGTCTGCACTTGAAAAGGTAACATCTGCTGAACCTGTAATAGCTTCAGTAATAGCAACGGAAAAGTTGTTATTGGTTGTACTACCCCACGTACCTGTTTGGTCGCCAGTACCAATCAGCTCTATTTTTAGATCACTATATGTGGATGCCATAATCCGTCCTTACTTTATTATGTTAATAATACACATTCTATGCTGCTATTTCAACCCAGTTTGGGGTCTGATTGTCGTTAATCGTAATCCAAACTGCTACAGAAGTCACGCTTGCCGTGCCGCTAACTCCAACCACATTTACAATTATATTTCCTGTTTCTACAGTAACCGTTCCAACAGATGCCGTAGCACGTAATCCCGTAACTGGAACATTAGCCGCTCCTGCTATAGAAACTGACCCTACCCTACCTATTCCAGCAACCCCTGTAACTTCAACTGGGTTTACTATAATAGTCACAGACCCTACTGAGCCTGTAGCTACAACTGATACATTTCCTCTACCCCAAGCAGCTGTGCCCCAGCTTTGGCTACCAAATCCGCCTAAAGCTATGCTGACATCACTCATGCTGCCGTCCTAATAATTGTCCAGTTTGGAGTTTGATTATCGTTAATTACTTCCCAAATCAGCACTGACCCAACCTGTCCTGTACCTTGTACTCCTACTACACTAACACTAGCTGAGGCTGCAACTGTTACACTTCCAACTCTTCCTATAGCCTGTACGCCTGTTACTAAGACTGGGATACTAGGGGTAACTACTACCGTTCCTACAGCTACCGTACCAGCTACACCTGTAACGTTTACAACTGCAGTGCCTGTTACAGAAACACTACCAACTCTTATTGTTCCTGCTACTCCTGTAACCGAAACTCCAGTACCTTGTTGAACCGTTACGGAACCAACGCTACCCGTAGCAGATACACCCGTAACTGAAACATCTTTGCCTATTGCAACTGTTGCTGCGCCTACACTTGCTGTACCAGAAACCCCAGTTAAATTAACTATAAGGGCGCTACTAACCGTTACACTGCCTATTGCCCCAGAACCACTAACTCCCGTTACAGAAACATTAGCTCCAGCCGTTACCGTAACTGAACCAACTCTGCCTGTACTTGATAACCCAGAAACTGAAACACTAGCCCCAGCTTGCGCTACAACAGACCCTACAGAAACTGTTCCTAATACGCCTGTAACACTAACATTTGCTACGCCAGTAACAGTTACGCTACCAACTTGTCCCGCACCAGAAAGCCCTGCTGGACTAACAACTGCCGCTCCCGTTACCGTTACGCTACCTAACTGCCCTGTTCCAGATACTCCTGTTACATTGACATTAATGTTTTGAGTAGTTTGTACGGTTACTGAACCTACCTGTCCTGTTGCTGTTACCGCTGAACTACCTTGACCCCAAGGGCTTTCGCCCCACCCGCCATAGCCCCAACCACCCAGTACGACTGCTACATCAGCGTAGTCTTCGCCCCAAGGACCACCGCTCCATGGACCACTTCCCCAGCCCGCATAAGTTGGCACTTAGCCATTCCTAGGCTATGCGGATAATAGCGTTGCTTGCGTCTGCTGTTGGGAACACAATTGTAAATGTACCTGACGTTGAAGTTTTAGCGCCGCCAAAATCTAGGATACATACAGCTGGATTACCTGCAGCACTGCTGTTATAGATCATTGCGCCATAAGCAGTAATGGTTGCAGAGGTAAATGACAAGTCATTAAAGTCAGTAAACGCAGTAGTACCAGAAGAGGTTGGAGTGATATTAGTTAATGACCCGCCACCAGCAGTGTATGAACCAGATGCAGCTACTTCGTTAGTTGCCGTATAAGCCGTTGTAGCAGCTGTAAACGATGCTGAATTGTCATACATTGCCAGTTTAAACGTGTTACCAGTACTAGCTGTAAAGTTGTGCGTAGCCGTCATTAGCTGAGTTTTGAAGCTGGTGCACATAAAATTGCCTGTAAAAGCCATGATGGACTCCTATAAAAGTTTAATTAATTCGGGATGACCAGCTTCCCTTAGCTTATGAGCTAGTGTTACTCGATCAAATTTTACTGCTTCATTCATGTAAAAAACTAGCACTCCCCTGATATGATCACGAAAGGCAATTGCTTGCTCTCTAACCAAGGGATGAGACTGATCCCCCACCTGAATAATTTTATCTAATGCACGTTCCGCAACTTCTTCAGGGGTAAACCCTCCAAAATCTTTGGTCGCTACTTGAATCCCGTTGGATTCGCCTAATCCTTGAACACTAATCATTTTACTGGATACCTTACTTGTCCACTTCTATAAGCGTCTTGACGGTTCTTGCCATCGCCTAACTGTTTAAGTTCTGCCATTGCATCGTCATAACGAGTTTTGTAAGAATTCATTGTATCAGCGTCTGACTTCATAAATAAAGCTGCTTCTAATAACGATCCATAAAGAAGGGCAGAGTCAAAATTATTACCCAACCAAGTCGTACCTGCCGTCACAATAGACTGAGGATAGTAGAAATAATGCAGTTCTGTAGCATAGTTAGCGTCTGGGGTAGGCCCAACAATAAAAGTATTGTCATCAAAAACAGCGTAATACTCTGGTTTACCGTAAAAAGTTGCGTCTGTATCAGGAAAAGACTCACGGATAAAGTTAACATCTTTATTTAGTAGGTAACTAGTCTCATTTGCAGTGTTAATTACTGCCAAACTAAAGGTTGATAACCAGTCTGATGGAGTTGCTAAGAATCTATTTCCTGAAGTAAAGTTACCTGTAACATTTTTACGAATAGCAGGTAATTGCACCATATTGTAGATGCGCTGTTCCGCTAACTGCACAAAACGAGCAATCTGGTCAGCAGAGGTAAACGACCCTACAGTAGCTGGGAAATCGTTCTCAGCAAACCCTTTAATCGCAGAAGTTAACTGCGTGTAATTCATGCCATTGGACCTCGTGCAATACGTCCTTTAGTAGCTGCGCCATTACCACGGGTTTCTATACCTGTAGTCTTGACATTATCTGCGCCTGGGTCACCTAGACTAACACGCATTGCTGGTGTAGAAGGGTTTACTGAAGTTGCAACCAATGTATTTGGATCAACAACTTTTGCATTATTTGTTTTCATTGGCTTACCATCCATAGTGTGTGGCTTGGCATAAACTTTGGCATCGCCAATTTCTTTACCCATTACTTTTTTAGAAAATTTAGCCATTATCGACCCCTTCCAGCTGATTTACGCATTCCTTGATTAGCAACACGAGCTAAGTTACGACCCATATCTTTCATAGCCATAGAGCTAACGCCCATTTTTTTGCTGGCACCCTTCATTGTAGCGACTGTTGGGCCGCTATCACCTAAATTTTTACCAACGGTTTTACCCTTGGATTCAATACCGTTTGCGCCTTTTTTGAATGACATAATAAACTCCTAAGTTATTGTTACTGTTACGCTACCTACCAAACAAGATGGGGCAAGATCATTCGGTGTTAATCCGTCATCTCTAGAGCCACCAACAGGGTTCCAGCCCCACTGAAATATTCTACTACCGCCTTCTGGAAAACCAACACCTTGTAAGGTTGTATTGTTTGTTCCGTTAATCTGTAAACCGTTATTTCCAGATACTTGATAGCTTACATCGGGTCTTGGATCTCTTACTGCTTGTGGATCATTTACTGGGTACATACCTAATTGCAACTGCGGATGATCTGGATCCCAACAAGCAGGGCAAACTTTAATTTTAAAAGGTTTTGTTTTTACCGTCTGCGTCTTAAGTACCTTTAGCTTGTATCTAAAATTACATCTATCACATTGAGCAATCGAGTTTTTGCCAGAGGCATACTGGCTAGGCATAAAATAAATTCCTTGGAACGAATCTTACGGGAGCCTTATCTCTATCCTCATCTGCTGCTAGTTGGAATTGCTGTTCATAATCAGTTTTTAACATCATTATTCTATTTGGATCTACACCTGGCAATTTAACGCTTAATTGATATGCTAAACCAGCTACCATGCAAGGAATAAAACGGAAAGGAATATCTTGTTCTCTAACGCCAGTTCCAGCGTCTTGAATTCTACGCATACGGTAATAAACAAACGTATATTGGTTGCCTGGAGAATTAGGGGTAGGCCATATATTTATACATGGCAAATACTGAATGGTTACTTCTGCACCATTAGTATGGGAAGCTGCAGTAGTTCCATTTTGACCACGGGCGCAATTAGTTAGAACATTTCCTACAATATTGGGATAGCTTATTGTTTCATTATCAATTTTTACAAAGCCAGATGAAGGAAGATCAACTACAGAAGCTACTGTAATAGAAGTAGCTGAAGAGCTAATTGTTCCACCAGTATTATTTGCCAGTGTAGTTGTAGCTATTGCATCGGTATTGCCTGACTGACGGTTAATCCATACCTGAATAGGGCGTCCTTGTGCTAATTTATTAGGCAAAGACATGTATGTAGGCTCTGCAATACGGCTAATGTTAATGTCAATTTGATTAGCAAAATTGCCATTGTTTTGACGAATAACCATATCCATTAAATCTATTGTGTCTACTGGAATAGGATACATAGCCTGTCCAGTAACCAAAGCAATCTGCCCTTGATCTACTGTCCATAGGTTAATACCACGATTGGCCCATTCAATAGTAAGCAGGTTCAGAGACCGTCTAGCGGTTCTAAAATCATAACCAGTACGCAACTCTAAACCACAACGCTCAAACGCCTCCTCAATGAGGTCGTTCATGTTTAGGTTAAACGAGGTGGTACCTGTAGTTGTCATTATTTTTTCTTCGCTGTTTTAGCGGATTTAATAAAGTCTGCTTTAGTAGGCGCACCTTTAGACCCAGGCTTACGCATCTTTTCACCAGAGCCAGCCGCAATACGTGCTTGCTTTTTATGAATATTTTCATAAAGTCCAACTTTTCCACCAGCTGCATACTGAGTAAAGTCCGTGTCATCTCTACGAGCTTTACGTTTTCCTGTAGGCATTTTGGAAGGGTTTATATCGCCCATACCACGGCTTGGTCTCATATCATTCTTCCTTTGGTCTTGCCTTTGATGCAGCAACCATCTGCACGTTTAGATGCAGAAGATACCTTACCGCCTGATTTGTATGCTCTTGTAAGATCACGGTTGCTTAATTTATTACCACCCATACCACCGCCACCACCGCCTGTAGGTTTAGGTAATCTACCCATGTCTTGAAGTCTTTCAGCATAGGTGCGTGGGCGTTCAGCCTCTACTTTTGCCCTGTGCTCTTCTGCCATTCTATGTGCTTCAGCTTTAGCTTTTTCGTTTTCTAACTTCACTTTTTCAGCCGTTTTATCGTATTCGCTAAGACCAAACTTTTCCTTGGGAGGAGTATATTTTTCGTTCCCATCACCGCCAGCTTTTTTAGAAGGATCTATAGGCTCAACTGGCATTTAGCACTTACCACCCATTTTCATCTTAACCATTGTGCCTTTAGTTTTGCCTTTGGTTGCAATGCCATTAGCAGAAGAACGGAATGAACCACCTTTAGCTAATTTTAAAGTTGTGCCTTTACCACCTTTATGCTCTTGCATATCGTGCTGTTTAAAGGCTTTTTTAATCATGGCTTTGTCTTGCCCTTTATCCATTTTCATATCTTCTTTGGCATCAGTCATGCCGCCTTTTTTCATGTATCCCATTTTATTCCTCACTTCGGTTGGTAGTTTTGCTAATCCTGGATTTTTTTTAGAATCTACAGCTTTCATCATTCCTCCGTCTTTATGTCCGATATATTTGTTAAGCATGGCATTAGGCATTTGCGTATCACCATGATGAGTTTTTTGTTTATTTATTCCAGCTTTAGGTGATGCTCTACCAGTGCGAAATTTTCTGCCTTTATCTGCTTCCATAAATTCTGAACCAACATCCATAGAAACACCAGTTCTTTTGGCAAATTCTGGGCTATGCGCTACAGCTGCCATAAAGTTGTGTTGTTTTTTACTTGTTGATGGCATTATTTATTTCCGAATAAGCTCATCAATTTTGTTTTCAAGTTTGTTAAACCTTGAATCAATGTGTTCCATAATGCGCTCAACTTCTGCTTTAGTAACGTTATCACGGGCTACCTCTTCTCTTGTTTTGTTTAACAAAATATCAATGCGTTTTAATTCATTGAACTTTTCGTGCATCATATATCCAATTAGGGCTACAAATATAGTTAACCCACCAGTCCAAAGTTCCATCATGTTTAACATTTCCACCTCGCAAGGGAGGCAGCCTTTCTGGTTGGTCTGCCTTTTTCGTCCTTCATTGGACCTGGCATCCCAGACATACGGGCGCAGAATGATTTTTTACGAGCGCCACCTTCGGGCTGTGGAGCTTTTAGATTCGAGCCAGTAGCCGCATTATATTTAGCACGACCTTTGGCGGTAAGCCCAGCACCCTTAGATACAGGCAACTTTTCACCACGACCAATCGCAAGAGAGGGACCTTTTTTCTTAGCCATAATAAATATTTGCAGAAGTAATGTTTGTCATTATGAAATAAATACCGTTTTGAATAAGAATGCCTTCTCCTGGAATTAAAGCAAAATTACCAAACAAATCACCTGCACCAACATCATAAGAATTAACCCACAAAGTTGAATACGCCATTGCTGTACTAGCTGCAATTGTTCCTGAGTTAATATCAGTAAGCGTAAATGTATTAGCTCCTGTTTTGGTAATTGAGTAGTTTCCGTTTGTAGCAGAAATACCGCTTATTGAAGCAAAAGAAAACCCTCGAACATCGCCAGTTACTAAACCATGAGCTGTTTTAGTAACAGTTATGGTTGTTCCAGAGCGAGCGTAAGTTGCATCTGTAACAGGCGCAGTGGTTGTATCAAATATGTCTAATGTTCCAGCGGTAGCAGTGCCAACAAGGGATATACCTTTAAGTCGTGTACGACCTAATAGCACAAACCCTGTGTTGTTTAAATGTCCTGCTTTGACGTCAGTTTGCATCATAATTAATCTCCTAAAGATTTAAGTGGGTCAGGGAAAACCCTAACCCGTTAGATTAATTATTAAATGTTGTTTGGAACTGACCGCCATCAGAATTACGAACAGCGTAAACCACCCCAACAGTAGCAGTACCGCCAGATGCTGTACCAGCACAAGCATAAGTAGCAGTAATCAATACATCAGATGTGCCTACGTTTACATAAGTAGCAAT